GCCTGAGATGCTTCTTGTTGTGCATCAGCCGCATCAAGTTGAGCCTGTCTCAAAGCTACCTGTAAATCAGTATTATGCTTTGCAAGCTCTGCCTGCACATTAGCTTGATACCTTACATTCTCTTTATTAAACTCATTTAACTCATTCTGTATATCCGTTCTATGAGCATCAAGTAATTGATTTTGTTTTTGCAATTCAACAGAGGCCAATTCAGTATCTTCATTTGTACCTAGCAAGGTATCAAAATTATTACCACTTCCAAAATTAACAGTAGTGCTAGGTTTTGTATATGCTGGCACATCTCCGCTAATATCTGCTTTAGAAACTGTAGAAACAGTAATAGCACTCACAGCACTGGAACTAGCATCTGCGTTACTGGCATTTGAATAGGACAGTGTAGCCAGACTAGGAGCACTTGGTGCCGATGCAGATATACTTAAATCTGATTTTATCAAAGTACTTAATTTATTACTAAGAGATTTAATAGCACCATAAAGAGCAACTAAATACTCTGCATCATCTGGAAACTTAGTTATAGCAGAGTCTCCAAATGCAACTGTGGGATAGTTTAATGTTTGAACATGGGCATTTTGAGAGTCTGTTGGCTCTGGAACAACACTTAGGATACCATTAGTAATGTAGTAAGCAGGGTCTGTTACTGTAGCCGCCATCATATCATCGGCATCTCTAATCTTACCACCAAGCTCTGCTCTGACAGCTCGGCAAGGTTGGTTGATGGTGCCATCATCTCTTGTTACACTAAACACCTCTGACCCTCCCAGTGTAAGATATGTACTACTACTGTTTAAATCATTGGAAGTCGTAAATAAAGATTGCTTCATTCTTGGCAAAGCATTAAGAACTTCTTTAGCACCGTCTGTAAGGAACTGACTTAACTCACTTTGAGTGGGTGCACTACTACCATCCAAAGATAAACTTGTTAATGCTTCTACTTGTGCTTCAAATGTTGCCATACTACGCTCTTCTTACTTTCCTTGCTACTTTTTTAGAGTATTTAGCTTTTTGCTTTCCTTTTGCAGAAGCCGCCCTTTTCCTTCTGTTTGTAGCTGACTTCTCAGATGCAGTTAAACTCTTTCTAACAGACTCCGGTAAATAACGACCTCTTTTTTTTCGAGGTTTCTTCTCATCCCCCTTACTAACATAGTCCCATTTCTGCTTTGACCATTTAGTTAATTTATTGCTGGCCGACTTTTTTCCTTTATAGCCACCGCCAGCCTTTTTATATCTTGCCGTAGCTAATTGTGCTTTTCTAGCACTCCACTGCCCCGGTCTCCCCCCTTTATTACCAGCTTTAACTGAAGCGACTATTCGTTTCCACATAGCTCCTTTTGTTTTTTTAGCAGACCCAGCCATTACTTTTTAATCTTTTTTACTTTTCCGTTTTTTGTTCTCGCAAACTTATGAGTTTTTGTCTCTCTTATCAAGGTGCCATAATGTTTTTTGCCACCCCACATCCAACTAACTTTCTTAGACATTATTTCTTTTTAGTTTTTTTATGTGCCATTTGCACTTTAAAGCTGGCATTTACACTAGCTCCCTTATGTGGTTTGTAGCCACCTGCTGGATTTTTCATCAGCTTGTAACTAGAACCAGATTTCATCCAATGATAACCTTTAGGAGCTTTTACTGTTTTATTCATTACTAACTTCCTTTCTTCCATTTCATTGATTTTGATTTTGTTTTACTAGGGCTCCACTTAACTCGATTTGCCCAGTAGGCGGCTGACATTGGCCCCTTTGCTATGTTTTTAGCATGGCGAGATTTAAACGCTTTTCTTTGCCCGACTGTTTGATTTGTTTTTACTCCCTGCTGTCCAAACCGTATTGTCTTTACCTTATCACCAACTTTAGCCACAACTACATGACTTTTTTTGGGATGTCCCGGAGTTCTTTTTGGTTTATTAAAAGCTGTTACTCCAGCACGAGCTAATCTTGGATCTTTTTTTCTAGCCATAACCAATTCTTTTTCTCATCGAACTCATGTTTTGATCCATGCTTTGGGTAGATATTTCAACATCTGTTCTTTTACCCATATCTGAAATCATCCACAAGTTAGTAGTATACTTACTCTCTGAAGCTTTTTTACCACAATTTTTGCAGTAAAACCAGCCCTCTTTATTTGGAGCTCCACAGTGAATACATTTTTTAATTTTCATAAATCTTCCTTTTAGTTTCGGGGGCCAACCTTTATACGAAGACCCCCACAGTACTAAAAACTGTTATCCTTATTTATTCGGATTATTGATCTGCAAAAGCCAAGAAGGTATCAGTTGCTGAAATAACATGACCGTTGACATACCAAAGAACACCATCGCAAACTATCTTTACACAAGTTCCTGCTATAGGAGTAAAAATAGAAAGTTGTGAGTTACTATCGTTGTCAGAATCAATAACAGCAGTGTCGTCACCACCGTTATCAGTATCATGACCAACTAGGCCACCAATCATATAGTTGCTATTTCCAGTTGTCTTTATAATCCAGTCTTGAGCATCGGCGGCTGTGCCTCCGTACCAAAACTCAAAATAAAGACCTGCTTCTTCAGTAGGTAATGTAATTGTACAATCTGCTGTCAGATCAGGCATTACATGAACCTTACTACTGTTATTTGCAGATACAGTGTAAGCCGCTACATCTGGTACGAATACCACATCTTTTGGGCCTCCACCATATTGACCGCTTGACGTATTTAAACTTGCCGCTTTCATAATCGTACTCCTTATAAGCCTTCAATGTTGTACAACGCATGAGACTCAGAAAGGGTAATCTCAAGACCGGCTTCGGTCAAGATCATGTCTTTTCTAAGATCTTCATCTGCTGATTGAACATTGGTCATTACTTGAGTATCACGATTAATTCCATTTCCAACAAGTGGTCTGTAAGCAACTTGACTCATATCAGCCATAAGCATAAAACCAGATGCGATACCACGAAACAGTGGCTCTTTCACTAGGTTTAAGCGACCATGAATAGTGTCAATTACCATAATAGAATGACCAAAAGCTCCCTCACGAGAGTCAAAGTTCACCCGATAAGGTGCGTTGCTATGGCCCATTGAAGCATCAACGAATGCTCCATCGCCTAACTTGTTAAAGAATGTAATTACAGGCAAGCTACAAAGAACAAGCTTATCACTTGATCCTCCCCTTGCTGGGTCGAAGATTACTTCTAAGTCAGAAAGAAGTCTATCATATGTAAACTCAGACTGTGCCGCAGTTCTGTAGTATGCACTGCCAGAAGTATATGAAAACGCACCATCGGAAGATGATGGGTTTACATTTTTTACAATATGTCCAACGATTCCTTCAGTGTATTGAATGCCACCTACCCGGGCTTTTTGCCCAAATAGCATAGCTCTTTCAATATCAACTTTATGCTCTCGTAATTTATCTGCCCAGATACGAGACCATTCGTCTGCGTATCCTCTATACCTCGTAGCGTATGCTGTGTTAGTCATCTCTGCGGCTGTCTTAAAGATCTGGGTGTACCCATAACTATCTTCAAGCTCAGTTGAGAAAACGTCAGGAGAACCAGAACCTTCTTCAAATGAAGTACCAATTACTTGACAGCTATCATTATCTGCAAGGACATTGTATCCACTAACATTAGAGTTAGAGACATCAATGATCTTACCAGTAAAGGAAGATGATGATCCTAAGTCAGTAACGGCGGAATCCACACGAACAATCGTATGACCAATCCCAGCCGTACCGTCAACCGTATTCACAACAAACACCATACCTTTGAGTAACCAATCAACAGAAGCTCCACCACTTGTGTCTACTGTAAACGAGTATGAAGTTCCTGCTGATACAGCAGAACCACCATTTACAGCCGCCGCAAGTAAGAATGAGCGATCTGTCCAGTTGATTTTATTCCTATTTTCCAAATAACGGAATACAGGGTCGTCAGTAGGTGCTTTAGCCACCTTTGAAAGGTAGACGAAAAATGGAGATTCTTCAGGTGCCAGTTCAGCAACTCTATCTCCAAAATTATATAGCCGTCTACGATCAGGGGCTTGTCCTACGCCAGCAGAGGTAGTTGAAGCAGTTATATCACTGGACTTTAATGTTCCAGAATTATATGAAATTGCCATTTTTTTCCTCTATTGTTTTTAGGTTTGTTAATTAGGGAAGTGCCGTTCCACTACCGCTACCCATGATGGTCGTCCAGACTTTTTCTTGATCTGTCTTTGGACTTTCAGGAGCTTGTCCTTGAAGGACTCCAGCAGTTCGTGGAGCTTGTTTAGCGGCACTTACCGCTTCCATTGTATCATTGTTTTCAACAGGTGTCCCATTTTGCATTTTATATAGCTTTACGAGATTGTTCAGACCGACAGCTTCTTTCGGTTGTGTAGTGAACGCTAAAAAGTCACGAATCTCATTATCTGACATTTTATACGTAGACCTAAGTTCACTAACAGTGTTGTTCATCGCCATCTCTGCCTGTACCTGTTGTTGTTGTTTAGCCATTTCAGATTGTATTCTTTGATTTACCAAGTCATCTATCTTCTTAGAGACATATTGACTTGATTGAGAATTGTCATCCGTAAAGGCTTCCCAAGGATTAAAGTCGTCACTTGAAATTGCTGGCTGTGATTCTTGAGCGTTCTGTGGGTTGGCTATACTGTTTTGTATCGTCTGAACAATGTCAGGTCTCTGTTCCAGTAACTGACCTAAAGGTTCTAATTGTTTTAGCTTTGCATTTTCGGCCTGAGCTCGATCATACATAGACTGAAACTTTTTAGATTCTGCCTCATAGTCTACTGAAATAGTCCCTTCTTGTTGAGGGTCTACATAGCCCTGCTCTTGCTGTTCCTGAATAGGCTCTGCTTGAGCTTGGGTCTCTTGATTAACAATATCCTCCACGAATGCAGTTTCACTGCCTCCGGCATTTTCTAATGCTCCAACTTCCTGTTGTTCTAGTGTGTTCATAATACCTCCTTAAGATGTCTCTACGCTTCTGGGGCTGAACCAGCGTTTCTCTCAATATCCTTGAGATTGTTTGCCAATTTCCCCACTTCGAGCTTCACCTCGTTTTCGAGTTTACTACGTTGTACCCTTCTGTCAGCTTTAGATTCTGAAGATACCTCAGATAATCTACTTTTGAATTTCTCAACTTCGACTCTCTTTCTATCGCTGATAGACTCTCTTTGGGCTGTTTGCAAGTCTCCCTGCAAATTCTTTAATTGTTCTTCCATACCCTGTATTTGTTGCATCATCTGCTGTCTCTCATCTGTCCTTCTCATTACACCTTCCTTATCAAATATTTCTGGATTCTTCTTGAGGACTTCATACCTGTCTACAATACCCATTTGAAATGCCTCAAGATAAACACCAAGCTCTGCCCATTTATTAGAAGGCATAGTTGAACCCGGCTCAATCCTGATGTCGTGCTGGTCTAAGAAGTGACGATATTTTTTAATATCTAATACGGCATTGGTTGTATCAGTATAAAAATTAACCATCACCTCTGTCATATCATTGTTTGGTTGAACAATTCTAAAAATCTTTTTATGAGTATAGTGGCCCTTTGCTAAGTTGTAAAGCACTTTACCTAAGCGATTTATACTAAACTCAATATCTCTT